TTGCCTTGTACTGACTGGTGATGCTCTCGGTATAGACATCGCTTAGATGATATTGTTTCTCAAATCCTTTCGTAAGAGTATCAGTGCTGGTTAACAGGTCCAAAGTCCCTTGCTTAAGGCCGCTTAAGGAAAGTTGCCCGAAACCGAAAGCATTTCCAATATCGACTACTTCATTTTTAATCTTCTTAAATATTTCTTTAAGTTTTTCAGCAGATTTTTGAGATTTCTGTATTGCCTCTTCTTGCCTGTCAAGCGCTTCATAAAGATCGTCTGCGTTGGTGACCTGATCTTTCTTAATGTTAAGAAGCTTAAGCTCGGCGGGCAGCAGTTCGTCCAGGACAGCCTTGTAATCGGCGCCGGCGCGGAGCTTTTCTTTGCTTGTAGCTATCAATTTGTTTGTAAGCTCAAGCTCTATTTCTACTAACTGTTTTTGCTTTTCGCGAGCCAGGAGCCCCTTTGCACCCTCCTCCGTAGAATCGCTAAATGTTTTATGTTGTTCCCGGAGATTCTCAAGAGTTTTCGCTGTTGATTCCTCGATCTGCTTAAGTATCTCGGCAAGTTTTTCGCTTTCTTCTGGGGTCGTGGCCATTTATAAGGTCTCCCGTGACAACTGCACTATCCGTAATTAGTAAAGCGAAAAAAAAGACGAGGTTGAGTCCTCGTCTTAATTTATCGTTATATTTTAGGCTGCTTAGGTTGATTATACGCAGTTAGCGTTTGAACGTTAGAGCCCCCACCTTGTTTGGCATCTTCTATGGCCTCTTTTTCGCTCTGGAGTTGTTTTATCAACCTCTGTATAAACCAAGCCCTCAAGGCTACTGGCAAATTATAAGCTTCTGAAAATGACCAGCCGCCAGAATACTTTAAGAAGAAGAACCCTTCATAGACGCTCTCCATGTATTCATCGGTCAGGCCAAAAAAAGTCCGCTGTGAGCGGCACCTCCAGTGCGTCTTCGTGTCCGCAGGACTCGCACTCAAAATTCTGTGTCATGTCCACATTAGGAGTCGCCATCTTATAAAACAACCGTAGATGACGAGAATCTCTAGAAGGCAACTGCTCCACTATCTTGTTAATAGAATCGCGGTCTTCGACACCATTGATTGCTGCAATCATTAGCTTCAATTGGCGAGTAACGGTGTTTTCTGCTTGCTTGCGCTTTCGAGCGTTCTCTATCTGTGTCACTAATGAGCGTTCGTCGGTTCCGGTTAACAACCTAAAGGTAACCTCTAATCTAGACGCAGGCAAATTGGTTGTAAATGTTCCATCTCCATGATTCTGGATCTCGCTACTTGTTTCAATCTCCTCTCCACCATAAGTCTCAAGAGATTCCAAATCGAAAGATTCGCGCTGCTGATGTGAACACACAGGACATGTAACCTGGGTTATATATTCAGGTCCATAGCCAGAAACTCGCGCTGCAATGAGAAGTGCATTTCTATCTCCTGTGAGCAAGCTGTTGACTTTTATGCGAGAATCCTTAATTAGGCTCTGCATGGCGCGGTCGATAGCTACACCCTTCTTGAGCAATGCTCTGGAGGTAAGAATGTCTTCTTCTCTCGCTGTCATATGCTTGATCTCAAGCACCTCTTGATTGTGCAAGGGGTGTCCTTGCGGATAAAAGCGGCCTTTAGATGGTAGTTCAACGAACTCGCTCGGAACTACAAATGAAAACGGCTCGTTATCGGCCATCATCTGCTGGGGGACTGCGGTATCTGGCGGCGGAGTAGAAGGGCCACCAGTCCGGTCTGTATTACGTGACAAATGTCACCTCTCTTGTTATTGTATTGTCAGTTTCTTAGGGGGCGAATAGAGGGCCACCGCCGGTAGCAGCCGTAGCGATGGACGGGCTGCTTGACTCTAGAGTTGCCCAATCGTACTTAAGTGTGAGGGAAAGCTCGATTAGTTCGTCGGCGCCGTATTCCAGGTCACCAAACTTAAGCTCGGTAATGAAGGCATTCTGGAGAGTCCAGCTTTCCAACTGGTTACCATCGGCATCTAGCTGGTGGCACTTGACCGCACCAAGAGCCGTGACAACGCCTGACTTAGACATAGTGACCATATCGTTTGCGTCAGAAGGAGGAGAGTATCCACCAGCGACTATGATAGAGGACAGGGAGGTAACCATGTCCGGGTCTCCGGGATCAACCAAGGTCATGGACACGTCCTGCCATGTAACTGAGCCTGGGTAATAGAATGTGTGATTCAAGTACTTGTGTTCAGCGGCGTTAATCTGGAAAGAAGGCTTTGTCGCACTCTTTGCGTACCACATTGTGTTTGTGCCGCCCTGGCCAGATGGATCAAGACCCATGAACTCTACTTTAAATCTAAACTTTCTTTTGGGCTCTACGATGCCGGGCCCTGTCTGTGTCCAAAATGCCATTACTTAAATCTCCTTACATTGTTAAGTAGTTGTAATCTATGTTTAGTCATCAAAAGATGCTCCAGTTGATGCAATCACAAAGTCAATCGCAATGTATTCGATAGCACGAGCAGGCTTAACCATGATCTTCGCGTATAGAATGTTCTGATCAATCAAATCAGGAGTTGTGGTAGATTCGTCCAAAATCAATCGGTAATCGGAGATACCGTAATCAATCTTAGTGTTAGCCAAGAGCGGCTCAATGAGACCCTTAAAGCGGTTCCAAGTGGACTGCACATTCTGGTCGAATAGAACCTGAGTTGCCAAGAGGGAGATCTGCTTCTTAAGGAAGATAACCATGCGGCGAACGTTGATTCTATCAAGCGCAGACTGACGCTCCTGGAGGGTCTTCTGTCCGAACACAACGATTCCGCTTGACGGGAAGGAGGCAATCGGGTTAATGCTTGCCTCGTATAGAGTGTCGCGGTCCTTGGAGGTTAGCCTCTCGGTCACGTTGGAAATCGGGATACCGGCTGCACCATCACTCAAGCCGCCGCGGTTGAAGCCAGCGGGAGCGAACCAGAGCTTAGAAGATGCCTGGGAGCTAGCGAGAACGCCCATCATCGCAACAGTGGGCGGAATCCACACAAGCTGACCAGTGCCTTCGTCGCGGGTCTGGACCCAGGGGTAGAAGGTGGCACCGTAAGAGGAATCAACCTGACGGTTCCGAAGCGCGGTGGCGGCGGAAGTCGGAGTGGTACCGATACGGGAGGAAGCAGCAGCGAAGTACTGCTCACTGGACGGAATGTAAACATTCGGCAAGTCGATAAGTGCGAGTGCATCGCCGCGCTCCTCACACACATTGACTGCGTGAGTAGTGAGGGAATCCACAGTGAGGCCCGGAACAGCCAAGAGGTTCATGTCAAGGTACTCGGGGTCAGCCAAGGTATCAATCGCCTGCTTAATGGTATTGTAAGCGTAGGAGTTGTCCTCAGAAGTGCTGCTAATGTCGGTCATGCCCTTGTTGTAGAAGGGATCCGGCACTGTGATGTCAACACCATCAAAGCCGCCCCAGAAGGGTGCTGTGAAGCGATCGTAGCCTGCATCCAGGAGAGTGACGTAAGTGTTTGTGCTGCGTGCGGTGCTACTGTTGCCTGCGCGGCGTGAGCCGGAAGCGTAGGTGTAGACACTGTCGCCAGAAGCACTGACGTTATCCATGGTAAAGACGTATGAGTAGCCTTCGAGCGCAGATGTGGACACGTTGTAGCTTGCTGCTGTTGTGTCGGCCGGAACACCAGAAGTGGTGCCCAAACCGGCGTACCAAAGACGCTCGGGATCCGCAACACTGGCGTCGGGGCGAGTGCTAGCAGCAGTTCTGGTGACCTGGAATCCGAAGTAAGCGTTACGCGGGTCGGATAGACCACCATCGGTTGCTGCGCTGCGCAAACGTACAGACGGGAAGTTCAAAGATGCTGTCACCGCGAAGTCCGCCAGGACCGGGGGATAGGATGAAGAAATCACCGCGTCGGCCAGGTTGGGGCGGCCGGGAAGATCCTGACCGAGGCGCACAAAGCGCTCGTCCAAATCTGATAGAGAGCCGGAAGCGGTGAATGCGCTAACATCACGAAGCTTCGGAGGACCGAAGTAACCGAACGGTAGAAGTGTCGGGTCAGTTGCACCGGCATCAGTATCGGCGTTCATCTCAACACGAACAAACTTAGAGAGGTTCGGGTAAGTCTCACGGGTACGTAGACGGCGCTCGGAAGCATCCCACTCCTCATACTGAGTACCAATCTGGCGAGCGATGTAGTTCGGGGAAGTGGGGTCAAGTGAAAGGTTGTCGAACCGCTCAAGAATCACGACCTTGCTGTCTGTGTCTAGCAGTGAGCGCAAGACAAGAGAGAAGGAGCCGTAATCCGAAGTAGAGACGCTGGACTCTCTGATCTTCTCGATGGAGACCTTGACGTTCTTGTGGAGCCACTCGCCATGGCCGCGGCCAATCAAGCGGAAGAGCTTGGGTGCCGAGGCGACCTGGAAAGAAGCGGCAGAGCCGAGATCCTGACCGATAAACCAGCCAGCAACCGCATCCTGAGAAGGAGCACCCTTCATGTTGAAGGGTCCGACCGCATCGCTGGAGCCAGAAGAGATACCAGCGATCAAGCCAACAAGCTTACCGGTGGCGCCTCCGGTGCGACCTGCATCGCGGATCTCCTGCTCAAAGGTTTCACCCAACCAGTAGGCTTGATAGGAAGTGGAGGGGTAGAAGTCACCCTGACCGGAGCTTAGCTGCGGGTTAGTGTTGAAGCGCTTGCGAATGAACAAGTCGCTGCTGTCGTCGAAGTTGAAAGTTGTAGTGGTGTCACCAGCAGCGAGACCGCTGATTACCGCCTTGAAGTTGCCGTTTGCATCGCTCTCGACCAAGCAAGAAGATGCGGTAACAACCGCAGGAGCGGAGGAAGTACCAGCGAGACCGCCAGCCAAAGCCACGGAGCCGCTCTGGACATACCAGATAGCTGCCAATTCGCCGGCGTTACTTCCAGTAAAGTAGTTTCCTAGTCCGTTAGAGCTAGAGGGGAAGATCCAGAGACCGTAGGCGCCGCCATCGGAGCCCGTGGTCGGCTTACCGGTTGTCTTCCAGCCGGAAGAAGCTGCGCCACCGGCAGTAGAGCCAACGGAGGTCTCCTGCCCAAGCAAACGCACGTAAGTGATAGGTGCAACGTTGGAGGCCAAAAATGCCTTAGCTGCGTAAGTTCCGTACATCGGAGACTGGAAGTTTCCGTTACGGTAGATATCTCCACCGCCATTTCCGGGTACAGTGTCGCCAAACATGTTCAGGAAGTCTGAGTAGGACTCAACCTTAACAGGGCGCATTGCAGGGCCGCGGACTGAGCGACCGATAATTACCGGGCCAATGGCCTGGGGGGTTTTGGGAATGAAAGAGTTATCAATTTCGTTGATAAACACTCCCGGAGATACAAACTTGAAGCTTTTTACTGACATATTGTGGTTCCTCTTATGAAAAGCAAGTACATTTGATGCCTAATCATACTTTAAATAGTATTTTCAAACCCAAACGGACAGCCCAACTTCAATATTGTAGTTCCTGAACTAATCTTTTCCCCATGTACCGTCTTTACCCCAAAGGTTAAAATTGCCGGCAGGTACTTCGGACTCCTGTGGGAATTGGTACTCGACTATATTTTCATCGACGCGCAGAATAGGACGATCATCATTGACGCCTTCGCTAATAAGATAGCCCAACACATTAATGGTTATCTCGGTTGTGAAGTCTCGGGAATCCTCTCCAAGTGAGGCTATGTTGTTATTTTGGCTGAATCCTTGCTGAATAAACATCTCGTATCGGTGGTTGTTTCGAGTAAGGATTGCGGAGTTGATCTGTCCGGTTCTTGTCATAAAAGGAGCAGACAGATCATTCATCTGCTGTTGGTATTCGGTCTTTATCAATACCTTATAATCCACGTTAATATATATGGGAATAGGAATAGAGAGAGACTGAATCACCACCTTCTTGTTGATTCTTGGGTAGTATTTCTGGTCTACACCTCCTGAGTTGTTTCGGGTGCCAGATGCCACGGCAAATGCTCGTGTCTTGTCGGGCACTATTCTCTGGGCGATAACAACACGACCTGTTCTCCCGTTGTTCTTGTTAGAATAGATTTGTGCCTGGAATGAGCCCTTGCGTCCTGGATCCTTTGTTATAGATGTGCGCTCAATGGTGACCACCGGCAAAATGATCGACTTATTCTGATCTCGCAACTCTCGTGAATGCTTGACCTGATACGCGCGTTCGGGAGTCTGCCATAGAACGGGGACGGCTTTAAAACCTTCATTGCTCCACGTAGACAGTGAGAGGTCCTGCTTGATCCATTCGAACAGAGCAGCATCTATATCTTCAATACTCGAAGCCAGCATGCCCACTTCATTAAGAGCATAGCCGTTAGAGCCGCTTGGCAACAAGGCAAAGTCAAAGTTATCAGGTAGCATCAAATAGTCCTCTTCTGGCACGCTTGCACGTTGCTCTCGCTTCAAAAGTGTGATCAACTTGGCCGAAGAGCTTCCTTTCTTCTTCTATCTTCACAAGCTCGTAATAATTATTGCCGTACAAAACAAAGTCGCCTTCGCGCACAAACAAGTTCTGATCTTCTGTGAGGCGCCTTCGGTGGAATTTAACTGTGATCATACCCATCTCGTCGACGCCAACGCCGTCTAAGTAGGATGTTGCCTGCTCATTGAACTCCACCAGGGCGTACACGCGGATGGGCGGGAGGAATGTTTTTTCAACAGCCTCGCCATACATTTCATGGAAGTCGGTTCGTTCTAGATCAATAGAGTAATACAAAATCTGCTGTCCGATGACTTTCTCAATAAGCTCATCGTTTACCTGTTTTACAAGGTTTCGCTCTTTCTCACCTAAAAAGAGGGGAGGAGGAGGCTGTGGTGGTCTCTTCCATTCGTCAGACATCTTCTATTTACCCCACAAAAATCGGCAACGGCGTCACCTTCAATACGTTCGTTGCTGCTTCCGCCACTTCCTGGTCTTCCTTGGCGAGTGCGGAGTATTCGGTTTCCTTCAGTATCTCTCTTAGTTTATCTTTAAGAGTAGACTGCTCGTCTTTAGCTTGCGATAGAAGATCACTGTGATTCAAAGTAACACTCTCGCCTGGAATCGGAATGGTGGTAAACTTGCCACGAATCTGCCCCAACATCTCTTTGCTTAATGCTAAGGCATACTTTCTAATCCACTGTTGGCCCATTGAGTTAATACTCTCAAAGGGAATATTATCGAACGGCAGCGTGTTCATGTTGTTGACACCTTCAATTCCAGTATCAGTGGTTCCGTCCAATTCATACGGCTGTAGATCAACGTAAAATTTAACCCACATTCTGGAGTTGAACCCGTCTCCGAATCCATATTGGCTCGGGGTGGGGTAGAGGCGCAGCTTGTTGTTTATAATCTCAAAAGAATAAAGAGAGGTGCGTGTAAAGATAGAGTCCTCATAGGCCATGGCTTGCATTTTATTCTGCCATGTAGGCACAACCTCGAAAGTAGAGTCGTCTGAGAACTGTCCATAAGTGCTCATGTTGCCTATGACGTTAAGTCCGCCGTAGTAGCCGTAGAATCTCCACATCGCGCGGGGTGTCTTGTAATACACCTTTGTAATAATTACTCTTTTATTGCCGACCTTGCCGGCATAACCCACAACATTGCCGCCATCATCAGTACCGCTGTCGGACGCTGCGGAGATGATGCTCTGCAAATCATAATCTTGCTGATCTTGGACCGTTTTAAATGAGGCTGAATACTGCGGTATAGTGCCGCCAAACCCGC